CGGGGAGTTTGTCCTAACGTCTACGAATGATGGGCCTGTTACGCCTACTACCACGTTAATCAGGAAATACTCGAATTATGGCACGGCAAATGTCGAGCCTGTCCAGGTCGCAGACGTGACGCTTTTTCTGCAGCGCGGTGCCAGGAAGGTCAGAGAGTTTAAGTTTGTCGGTGACGTAAATACCAGCGGATATGCAGCACCCGATATGACCATACTCGCTGAGCATATCACCCAGGGCGGTATAACGGCTTTCGCGTATCAACAAGAACCTGAGAGCATTGTATGGGCTCTGAGGTCAGACGGGACGCTCCTGGGCCTTACATATAGGCGCGAGGAAGAAGTTGTAGGATGGCATAAGCATGTCATAGGCGGCGTGTTTGGCAGCGGCCAGGCAGTTGTTGAAAGCATAGCACCGCTTCCCACCGACACCGGCAATGATGACCTATACCTAATTGTGAAGCGCACGATTAATTCACAGACAAAAAGATATGTCGAGGTGTTAAAACCCTTTGATTTCGGATCAGTTACAACAGCGGCGTTTTTTGTTGATAGCGGCCTGGCGTATAGCGGATCTGCAGTAACGTCATTATCTGGTCTGTATCACCTCGAAGGGCAGTCAGTTGCTATCCTGGCAAACGGCGCAACGCACCCCGACGAGACTGTATCGGGCGGCGGTATAACATTAGATTATTCTTCTACAACGGCGGCGGTTGGCTTTAGCTATACGTCTGAAATGCAAACAATGCGGATTGAATCTGGATCCGAGGATGGGACAAGCCAGGGCAAGCCTAAAAGGATCCATGCGGTTACACTCAGGCTGTTTGAAACTGTCGGTATTGAGGTGGGCAATAGTTCCTCAGAAATAGATCGAATACCGTTCCGCGATAGCTCGATGTTAATGGATCAAGGTATTCCTCTTTTCACAGGCGATAAGGAAATAGAATTTCCCGGGGGTTTCGACAACGATGATCGGATTTACGTGCGGCAGTCACAGGTTTTACCCATGACCGTGCTCGCGTTCTATCCTCGTATGAACACTTTTGACATATGATTTTATATCATGTCGAAAAGCTCAAAGACTGCGCAAGCGAAGCAATGCCGCTGATCGAGGCGCATTGGCAAGAAATTGCGCTCAACCAGGACACAATACAGCTCAATCCAAACTGGCAGCAATACTTTCGCCTCGAAGAAGAAGGCAAGCTACACGTCTTTACGGCTCGGGAAGATGACAAGCTTGTGGGGTACTTCGTAATGATTGTCGTGCCTCACTTGCACTATCAAGATCATTCATTTGCCCACAACGATGTAATATTTGTGGATCCCGAATATCGCAAAGGATTTACGGCCTGGCGATTAATTAAGTTTGCCACCGAACAGCTCGAGCTCGCCGGGGTTTCTGTAATGATGATTAATATAAAACGACACAAGCCTTTTGATAAATTGCTGCAACGCCTTGGTTTTACCGAGACTGAAAGCATTTATTCTAAGCGCCTGGGAGT